TTCGAGAATCCACAGGGGGTAGCCTTGCTATCATTATGATAATAAGTATGTAATAAGTATATTATAGAAGATAGAAGAGCCTCTCGAAGTTCTCTAATAACACCAGTGATGCTTCGACGCCGCTTCGCATCGGCTTACTTTTTTAGAGAAAATAAAGCATATTCTTATTACCACTCTGATAACAAAATATTACTAAATATTACCTAAAAGTCAGCAGATACGCTACGAAGTAGCGGTGTTTAGCATCACAAGTATTACTAAGCATATACTTTGGGATGTTAGATTTCTTTTTATAAAGTCTAAAAGTTTTGGAAAGTCTAAAAGATTTGGAAAGTCTAAAAGTTTTGGAAAGTTATAAAGTTTATACAAAATATCTATCTTCTAACTTTCGAGAATCCACAGGGGGTAGCCTTGCTATCACTATGATAATAAGTATATGTAATAAGTATATTATTTCTTTTTATAAAGTCTAAAAGTTTTATGTCAAAACGCAGTTTCATAACTATATTTCTATATGTTCTATTTTTAGAAGATAATATGTAAAAATGATTAGTTTCCTTGTAATTTAATAACAAGGACAAAGCAAACTCGCAAAGCAAATCCGCAAAGCAAATCCGCGAAGCAAACTCGCAAAGCAAATCCGCAAAGCAAATCCGCAAAGCAAACTCGTAAAGCAAACTCGTAAAGCAAACTCGCAAAGCAAATCGCATGAATTTCAGCATCACGAGCGAAGACATCCTTCATCATATATTATCAAAATGTTCGATTATTTCGATAATGAGACTGTATGCCCTGAATCACACCTTTATAACCGAAGAAGTCCTACAACGCTTTGTAAATAATAGGTGGAGGATTCACATTGGAAAGAATATAGGACACAGCATTTTGAGACACGATTATTTAGACTTCCGAACGTCAGACTTCCGAACGTCAGACTTCCGAACGTCAGACTTAGGCTTTAAGATGGACTTTGATATAGCAGCGATAGCGAACAGTAGTATTTTGGCTACAAATCGCATTATAAATATGAAGTATAATAATATAGAGAACAAGGATATCGCCTTAGATGAACTACTTCGATGCTATGATACCATTTACAGAAGCAATAACCCTCGCTTTTCAAAATATATAAAATCAGAAGAAATTAAGATATTCAAAGGATTCATTGGGGATTCTTTCGACTTGAATATTTTGGCATACGTTAATATCTATAACATATATGAAATATTTACTTCATCAACCGTCGGAAAAACGTCGGTATTTAAAGAAAAGTTGAAGGACAATTTCATAGAGAACTTTGATAGGCGGTTCAATAGCACTTCATTAACCTTGCTAATGTCATCGGTGCGTTCGAATATCTTGTTTGAAAAAGCAGATAAAAAACAGGTATCATTGCTATGTTTGAATAAAAATGAAATGGGACTAAAATATCTGGGCTTATTGAACACCCTATTTGATAATTGCTTAGATGTAAAATATCACAAGTTTAGAATCTATGTTGCGATTCAAATATGTAAGTTTATACTTCTATTCGAAAATTTAGAAAAGCATCCTATCATAGAGAAGATGCGAGGGTTTGTAAATCATTTGAGGCATCGCTTGATTCCTATTCCCGAATACCTTTATTCCTATGCGACATTTGAGATGTCCTACATCCTTTCGAAAGTCTAAAAAGCAAAGCAAACCTTCTATAATCACAAAGTAATCTCAGCATTTTCTTTTTATTGCTTTATAAAAAATGATTGTATATCGTTAATGTTATTAGAACACGATACGAACAAGAAAACAAAAACACAAGAACAAAACAAGGCATACCAAATGGACTATAATAACTCATCGAGGGAAGAGTTGCTTCGGATTATAAGAAAGCATAACAAATATACTAATGTATCAAATCTTAAAATTAAAAATTATACAAAGGGAACAAAATCACGCCTTGTAAAAATATGCGAAGTTATTGATGGTGGAGATGATAAAATTAAAGATTTGAATGAGAATGCGAGGTTATGTACTGCGGATACGGATGTTGTTATTTCAGTAACAAAAAATAGGAAGAGCATCAATGAACCGATTTCCAAGAATATTCCCGAAAAGCAATTCGCAAAAATATCTCTAAACATGCATAGTTTAGTATTTGTAAATGAAAAGCCTAACAAATATGTTCTGACTGGAACTGTAATTTGTGAGATATGCTGTGTAGCAAAGAAATCACAGCAAATGATGCCTTGTTATAATTGTATATATCCTTGTTGTAGTGAATGTTTCCTTAAACGAGCATATTTGACATTAAAAAAAGGGGATTTAGATGGACGATGTTTTGGTTGCAGGGCGGAATTGGTTGTTGTTAAAAAAATCGAAGACGAATGGACTCTTGTTTAGTCTCTGAGTATGTTAAATTATATATATCTTTTTATAATTCTCAATAAAAATAAAATAATTTACTTATACATATTCGTATGTATCGCCATCACACCCGTATTGTTTTCGTGGCTCACGCTGCGAACATAGTTATCGTCGTTGTGATGCCAGTTCTCCGCGTGTATGAAATTAATACCCTTGTAATAGAAGATGAAGGATACGCCACAGTCTTCAATCGTGTAAGGATAGGAATCGGTTCTTTCGTCATAATGAAAGACGTCATACTGAATGCCTTCCAGATGTTCGACTAATATCCCTGCGGTTTTGTTGGATAAATAATACAACGGACCGAATAGAAACGCTGGAATACAAGGTTGCTTCGTATATCTCGATATATCAACGCCCTTGATGTTATGTTGCGGATTTTCAAAATCCTCAGGATGGTCGTTGTAATAATAGACAAGGTGATTGCTATTGGATGGCGGTTTATTCGCAACCGACAAATCGCGTTCGAACAGGCTTTTCCCCGACGAAGACCTGCCTAAGAAATGTATCTCCTCGGCATCAGACTCGGACTCGCCATTGGCATCGGACTCGCCATTGCCATTTATCGTCTTCGGCGAACGCAAAAAGCCTTCGAGAATCGCCTCGTTAAATATCAAGTCATCGTTCGCTCTCAAAACACCCTCTTTAATATCGAAAATCGCATAGAGATACTTCAATGCCAATCCCAACTTCTTTAACAAATGAATATAGGAGTCTTCGCATTTAACGACCATCAAGTCGTCTCGTAGCGTATAGTCGCAATCTAAAAATAAATCGCCAATCACATAGACGACCTTCCATCCCGCATATTCACCCTTCGGGAGTCTCAGTTCCTTCAAACGCGTATGTAAATGTTTCTGGCAACTCAACACAAGAATGATGCCATCGACCGCAATCATCATTCGATTGTATTATTGTTCTCAATACCGCCTTATATCCTTTTTATATATCCAGATATATCTTTATATTTAATATTTATTGAGGTTCGTATGAACCGCGATAAGACTTTTGGCGTCGTTTTCTTTATCTTTGAGATTCGTATAATCTTCATAGAGAGCGAGGCAGTGGATGAAACTAATCTTGTTCGAATACAGGATGAAGGATACCGCACAATCCTCGATGGTGTAAGGATACGAGTTGGTATATTCGTCGTGATGAAAGATATTGTAGCCGATGCTTTCCAATTGATTGATTAATATCTTACAGGCTTTGTTTGAAATATAATAGATGACGCCACTCGGACCCACGGGTATATGAGGACGCATCATATATTTACATATATCGACGCCTACCAGATTATGCTGAGGGTTGTGAAAGTCTTCCTGATGGCACATATAGTAGTCTGCCATAAAGGTATCCCGTATCGTGTTTTTAATATCCGCATCCGATATCTCGTGCGATAGCAGGTTCTTGCCCGATGGCGAACGTCCCAAGAAGTCAATTGCTACGCTGCCGCTACCGCCGCTACTGCCGTCTCCGCTATCGATAACTCGAACGCCGTCTTTGTGATACTTAGAACAGTTCAAAAACTTCACAAGCATATCTTCGTTAAATAGCAAGTCGTCCCCTGCTCGTAGAACGCCTTCTTTAATGTCGAAGGTTTGATATAGATATTTCAAAGAAAGCACCAACTTCTTTAACAGATGAATATAGGAGTCTTCGCATTTAACGAACAAGAACTCATTTTCGAACTTGTAGTCGCAATCTAAAAATAAATCGCCAATCACATAGAAGACCTTCCATCCCGCATATTCGTTGTTCGGGAGTTTAAAATGCTTCACTCGTGTAGGCAGATGTTTCTGGCAACTCAATACAAGAATAATTCCATTCACGGCAATCATATTTATATTTATGTTAATAAACAGGATATTATTTATATACTTTTTATGATTCATTCATTCTTCATCATTCATTCTTTCATCATTTATATTTATTTGTGTGGAACGCGATACAATCGGGGCTGTTCTCTTGATTACCGCAAATCGCATACGGGAACTGCGTGGTGTGTGCGGGAGAACCTTCAAGTTCCTTGTGCCAGTTGTTGGCGTGTAGCAGATTGATGCCGTTTGAAAGTAATACGAGCGGATAGGTTAAGTCGTCAATTGTATAAGGATAGGAGTTCGATAGTTCGTCGTAATGATAGATGTCGTAATTGATGTTTCGCATGTGATTCATCAGTATTTTACAGGATTTATTCGAAAAATAGATGAGCGGACCGTGTAAGAACGCGGGAATATGAGGCATCCGCGAATACTTCAATATATCGACGCCTTTGATATTATGTAGAGGGTTTTCAAAGTCTTCGGGATGCGTATCGTAATATTGAACCAAGTGGTAGTTTATCGCCGCTCTCTGCGGTTCGTAGGTGAATGGATAATCGACGAGCGAATACCCCGTCGAAGACCTGCCTAAGAAATCGATATCGAGCGTCCCGATTTTCTTGGGGGTTTCTAAGAAATCGACGAGCAGTGGTTCGTTGAACTCCAAGTCATCGTTTGAACGCAACACACCGTCGCGTATCTCAAACATTTCATAGAGATATTGTAATGCCAATACGAACTTTTTTAAATTATAAATATACGAGTCTTCGCATTTAATCGTCATCAAGTTCGCGTCCATCTTGTAGTCGCAATCTAAAAATAAATCGCCGACGACGTGGATGACCTTCCAGTTGCCATAAGTCTCTTTCAACTTCAACTCTTTCAACCTCGTATTCCGATACTTCTGGCAACTCGTCACAAGGATGATGCCATCGACGCTCTGTTTGCTCGTCATCCCGCTCTTATTCGCTACTATACTTAGTCGTCCAAATGCTTAAATGCTTATTTCTTTCCTAATAACTCCTTTAATCCGCCGACGAACTTGCCGTTCTTAAATATCATTGGGAAGTGGATGTAGGGTATTACGGTGTGTTCCCTCATAAACTTATAAAAGTTATCGCGTTCTCTACACGACGCGAGATACTTGTCGCATTGTATCGTGGTGCATTTCGTTGCTTTCTTTTTGAGATGCTCTTTTGCCATCACACAGTATTTACAGTTTGCGATGCTATACACAGTGTAGTTCGCGTTCGATGGCTTCTTATATTTCGCGTCCATAATCTATATTATATACGATATAATTTATAAAAATAATACTTTCCACTGCTGATTAGCGACTATGGCTACGCTATGGCTACGCTATATGCCTACGCTATGCCTACGCCTTCGTCTTCCTCCATTCAGCACCAATCTTTTTCATAATCTCGGGGGCGGAATCGTCAGGGAACTTGCTACGTAGTTCCTTAAACATCTTCTTTACAAACTTGTTATATGGAGTTAATTTACGCTTCGGCTTCTTTGCTCCTCCATCCATACTACAACTACTGCCACCAACTGCCATTCACTATGTTTCTATATATATAGAATATTTTTTATTTGTTTGTAATTTATAGATAGTTAAAATAAAATGAGTAAAATGAGTAGAGAGACTACAGTAGATGAGGATCTTGATTTTATTGGAGAGAAAGTTTTAACAGAAGAAGAGTATGATCATTTTTTAATCGCTGAATTAACAATAATAGCGACAATACTTAGGTGGGATTATAATGATACTACCAATGAAAAACTCCGCCGCAACACTGTAGAAAGAATACAAAAAAAAGCACGTGAATATAATAAAAACACAATAGATACAATTGTATATGATACAATAAAAAAGAATAATATAGAAGATATTTTATTATTACATATGTCTTTAAGACTTGCTAGAATTAAAAGGAATGATGATAAACATTTTGATGACTTAGACTATGGAATTGCTATTGATAAATTAGAAAAGATAATAAATAAAGACCAAATAAAATCAAGACAAGAAAAAGAGGACGCTGTTTTAAATGCTCTTGAAGCATATAAAAATATAAAAATTGTAACTGAGGAAATCATTACGCGTTACAAAGATGTTGTAGAAAATTACTCAATGAAAAGAAGATTTGGTGTTCTTGTAGATGATCTGACAATAGCTTCGTCCAATAAAAAAATTAATGAAACTTTTAGTAATTACTTGAATTATATGCTAGAAGAGTTAAATAGAGATTCATTTAAAATTAAAATAACAGATTTAATTATTGAAAATGAAAATAGTGATAATGTATCAAATATGATCATAATTGAAAAACAGAGATTCATTCAACCCCCCCCTTCCAATCCCAATGATACTGTATTTAAAAATTTTGCGGATGATCCAGTAAAAAATCAGAAAGACTATATATCATTACTTGATGATATTTATGATAAATATCAAATAATTTTAAAATTTTGGATTATATTTAACAAATATAATAACATTGAATTTGTAGACGACGACAAAGATAGACAGATGGTTTATAAAATTTATAATACATATGTTAATATTATAGAATTTTATAGAACTTTGAAACCTACTCAAAAATCAGAAGATAAAATAAAAATTATGACAACAGAATTGAATAATATCAATAGATCATTACTCATATTATCAACTGATAGTAGTTTAAAATTATACAAACTCTTCAAAAATAGTTGTGGTATTGTAAATGATGAAATGAAAGATTTAATAATTTTACTAAAACAAAATGAACAAAATGCGTTGTTTGAAGAAGTTTTACTTGCATATTTTAAGAAAGAAAATGATAAGTTAAAGAATATAAATATTGAAATTTTTAATAATTTTAAAAATTTTAATATCGACGAAATTTTTAAAATTTTTTTCATAATTTATTATATTGATTTGAGAAGTAATTTTTTAAAGGAATTTACGTTTTATCTTTCCGAAATTTTTTCAATTTTTACAGATATGGCTTTGCATATAGATGATCCTGAAAAATGGGATAATAAGGTGGTGTATATCGAAAAACAATTATTGAAATATTTAAATGACAATGATCTTGGACAACTTATAATATTGGGAAAAAGACCTATGTATAATAAAATATGGAAAGAAAACAAACAAATTAAGTATGTACTGGAAAGGTTAAAACTTATACTTAATGAAAGGTTCTCACTAAATCTTAATATTGATATTGATAAATATTTAATATTAAACAATGCATATTTAACAGAATATAAGGAGACCTTACGGGAAACATTTACGAGACATTTAAGCAGAATTCCAATTCCTAAAATTCCTATTCCTAAAATTCCTATTCCTAAAATGATGAAAATATCACATAAAGGGCGTGTTGTACCAGAACCAGAATTTTCAAATATAGTATCACAGTATCCACAGCAAACGAAAGCACAACCATCATCGATGTTTAAAAGTAATAGGGTTGTTGACTTGACCCAACCGCCGCAAACGTCAAAAATTATACATGATATGTTTACTTATTCACTAAACGACATTCCACATTTTTATAATATTATAAACTATATTTTTTCGGAGATAATGAATATAATTTATAATTTGATAGAAAGCAAAGCAATCAATCAAATAAATAAAAATATAGATAATAGAGAAAAATATTATAGATGTAGAGATATAATAAAAGAAAAATTAAAAGATCTTAGAAATAAATATATTGTACTATATGAAATTCTTTCTAAATATAAGGAACATAGTGGAGGGCGTGTAAATAAAAGTAATAAAAATAATGTTAAGAAACCCACAGACCCTAAGAAAAAGCCCACCACAGACGCCAAGAAAAAGTCAACCACAGACCCCAAGAAGAAACCCACAGACCCTAAGAAAAAGCCCACCACAGACGCCAAGAAAAAGTCAACCACAGACCCCAAGAAGAAACCCACAGACCCTAAGAAAAAGCCCACCACAGACGCCAAGAAGAAACCCACAGACCCTAAGAAAAAGCCCACCACAGACCCTAAGAAACCCGCGAAGAAACCCACAGACCCCACGAAGAAGCCCACTAAATTAAATCGTGGTGCGGATATGAATATGAAGGACATCAGGGGACTATGTAAAGCCAACCAAATTAAACTTTCGACGACGAAAGATGGTGTGCGTATTATTTATAAGAAGAAGGAACTTATAACAAAATTAAAGAGAAAGAAGATATTATAAAATCTTTTAATAGATAGATAACATATATGGACGCAGCAGGAGAAGCGAGGTTGATGAAGGCTATTATTCCGCAAAGAGATGAAATTCAAGAAAGGAAGATATTGGTTATCTATTATATCGAATTGAGAACACGGTATTTCAATCATTTTGCTATGAGAATATTTGATATATTATTATATATATCCTTACCTATATCACAAAGTAAAGAGGTTGAAAAGATATACGCATTAAGTAAGCAACCGACACAATGGACGTATAGCAAATGGGGTGTAAAAAATGACATACAAAGAGAACATTTAGATATGTTATTTAAACAAGCGAAGAGACGCAAAACAAATACGAATAATGTTATCAGAATATACAATGTTGATGGCGTCGTTAGACAAGCCACCATCGCGGAATCTGAAATAAGAAAAGGGTTATTTCCTGATGACGGTTTATTTAAATTATTTAAACCCTTGACCGATAAGGATATACGTGCTAAGATAGTCGCAGAGAACAAACGTATAACATCGTTTCTAACAATTATTGAAAATATATTGGTAGCGTGTGTAGCGGAATACGCAGAGTTTAAAGCGACTTTTGAAACAATAAAAGATACGTTTAATAAAGCAAAAGATAGATTTGAAACTTTTTCTCGTGCTACCAATATAACATCCGAAAAGAGGAGTAGTCGTTTCAGTCTATCCAGTTCCAAAAAAATAGCACCAGCGTCGTCGCCGACTTCGCCAACTTCGCATACATTATTTGATTATTCACAAAATGACCTACACGAGTTCATTACAATCACGGATGCCGTCTTTGATAGTGTCGATATAATTGCTTATTATTTAAAGGACATTAAAAACGTCCCGTTAATAGAACAAACCATTAAACAAATAAAAGATTTACTATCGAACCGTGAAGAATATATAACGCTTTTGTCCGAACTTATTACAGTCTATAAGTTTAAATCGACTACATTTCCTGTTCGCTATTCCCAACTTGTAAATTACTATGATGAACTTATGAAGCCTAAGGTAGCACCTAAAACACCTAAGGTATCACCTAAACCTAAACCACACAATATTAAATATAACCGAGATTACCGAGATAACCGAAATATGGAATATAAAGAACCTAATGTATCACCCGAATTACCGCTAAAATACCGAAAAAAGATAGAACATAAAGTATCTGGTGGGCGTATTCCTAAAATACCAAAAAATAAACCTAAGGATACTAAGAAACCTAAGGATACTAAGAAACCTAAGGATACTAATAAAAAGAAGCCCGTCAAGCCTGTCAAGCAACTAAGGAGACAGCGGATACGTCTGCGACTTCCTTAAAGGATACTTTATTATATTTTGTTTTATCCGCCGCATTCGCAACAGTAGCCGCCGTCCGTATATATGCGACCGCTTGGAGACACGCATCGCACAAGTCGTCTTTCTTCTTGTTGTCGTCAAAGATTTCGCATAGCGTCGCATCATCTTTAATGTAGTTTTTACAGATTTCGATGCTCGTCCGCTTATTCATTTTATATTTATCGTTGCGAAACCCCTTAATGTTCTTTGCGGACTTTGTAGTCTCTTCCATTTTAACTTGGATGTCTGGTTTGAAATCGTGCGTCTTCGTTTTCAGTCCCGCATTCACAAGCACCACGTTCTCGACGATTTTGTCCCAGTATTTAAGGAGACTGAAATAGCAATAGATGATGTATTGAATGGACTTCATCATCCCGTTTAGGTTGGACGGTTGGTTCTCAATCAACACATAGTCTATGTTCTCAATCCCCTTACCCTTTAAGAAACCGACGACATTATCGAGTTCTACATATATCCGCTCTGCGATGTCGTCAATCCCCTTGATATCCTTTTTCTTCTCGGCTAACGAGATGATACGCCAGTCTAATATGTGGATTTCTTCCTCCGTCTTTTCCAAGATACACAATGCGAGATTCTTAATCCCGATATCGAAACTGATATAGGTAGAAGCAGTAGCGTTAGCAGGAACATCCATAATTCAAAAATAGGTATATAATATAATATAATACTATGCGTCATCTATTTATATGCTATGCCGTGAAACGGCTTCGTCGCTTCGCTCCTTCCTTATATGCTTTTTGAAAGCATAGAAACGGTTTTTTTATTAAACGCCGTGATGTTGTGGTGTTTGATGAGAGTCGCGAGGTTAAGCCAGAAGGTGTCGTTTGCGAACTTCATATTGTAGTTATTTATTTTTTTATATTTGCGATAGAGCCATCGGTGTAATTTCTCCAATACGATTGTATTCGACGGGTTGTTTCGGATATACATTTTTTTATTGGAGATGAGCCGTGATACGAAATGCTTCAACTCGGATATTTTCGCGTATTCTTGCGGGATATTCTCCCATAGATTATGAAATTTCAGGTAATCGTATGTGGGGCAGATAAGCAGGTTGTCGGTATAATCCACGAACGTCGGGTTGTTATCGACAACTATGATATGATTCGTGATAGCGTGTGTCTTAGGCATCTTCATCGCTTTTAATAGTTGCGGTAGTATCTTATGAACGGATTTTCGAATATTACCTGACGCATCCTTTAAGCAGTTGTCGCGGGTAAAGATGGGGCGATTGAACTTGATGTTGTTCTGCTTTTCGATTATCAGTATCTCTTTATTCGCCCACGTTTTCTCAGACGCCGTATAAATAAAAAAGTAGCAGTTCACGAACCTCTTTTTCATCTCGGACATAAAGGTTGCGAAGTGGGGTCTTAGCAATTTCGACTGTAAATCGTAGCATTTTTCGAGCATCTTGTCGCACGTCGTCTTATACTTCGTCAAATCCCCCAACTGGATGTTGTGATTCTTGATGGTTATGTTTTTCTTGATAATCTCCTGAATATTATAGATGTCGCATTGATAACTACAATCGCCTATGATAGTCCCGTCCAAATCTAAGAGGAATATATAGGGTTCGCCATTAGCATTAGCATTCGCATTCATTTTTAATATAATATATACTATAATATAGTATTATTATATATATTAGAATGTCAAGTGCCGTTAGAAACGCATTAACGAACACTCGCTCCTCTTCTCGCTCAACACAGCAAATGCTAAGGCAACAAATGGAACAAAAAATACAACTGTTAAAAGATTTACGGCAATTAGAGCATCGAGTTTTACAAGAATTATATGATTTAGAAACGCAGCGAACGCAGCGAACGCTACCTACTGCGGATAAATATTGTAAAGATAAGGGATACAAAAAACAGCAAAATATCTCAAACTCGCCGATACCACCTTATAAAGGTGTAGAATTAGAGAATGTAGAACAATTTTGTAAAAGACATCGCTTCATTACTTCGGTTTCGGCTTCGCCACCTCGCCCAAGAGTCTTACAAACAAGACTCGTCAAGACTCGTCAAGACTCGTCAAGACTCGTATCACCCCAACAATTCCGCAGTGTCGCATAGTCGCACCTTATTCTTCTCATACAATAACGCTTTGCGTTTATCGATATACTCTGCCATACAACTGAACCCGTGTAATATCATCTCGTCTATCTGTTCCGCCGACAAATCTAAACGCACCCCCCTGCGATTGACAATCACATTCATCGAATACTTCATAGTTATATTTTTAGGCATAAAATAGTAGTCCTTGTCGTCAGCATTGAGTTCATTGATGGTTACTTGATTGACGCGTAATATCTCAAACATTTTACAGATTTGTTGTAGGATATAAAAGATGTTGATTTTCGTTTTCGTCGGCACGTATTCGGCTCTCTCTTTATACAAGAGCATCGCAATGATATTCTCTTTCGATATGTGGGAAAATATTTTAATCGGAAAGTTATTCGTAAAAGCCCCATCATAGTAATACTCGTCATCAATCACAATCGGCGTGAATAGCAAGGGAATCGCCATAGACGCTTCACACGCAGTAAATACACATACGTCAGGCGTATCCTCAATGGAAAAAATACGATTCTCACATCGATTAATGTTCGTGGTCGAGAAATACAGATTGACACCGAACCGTTGCGATACCTCCTTAAAGGTCATTCGGCTAATCGCATCCGCAGCGTCCGCAGCATCCGCTCCAGCCAATGCGTCCACGACAGGAACCGTAGCATACTTGATACGCAACCTTTTTTTTAAATGTTCCATAAAATGCGAGATGGAACTGAGTCCTAATTTGGAGATGATGCGATAATAGTTCTTCGTCGGGATATTACATAGTTCCTTGTCGTCTTTTGAATTATAAATAATCTCTTCAATCTCTTCGATAGTCAGTTTGAACGTGATACATAACGCCACAAAAGAGCCGATTGAATTGGCGGCGATATGCGTAATCTTCTGATGTAAGTTCTCGATGTATAGGTATCGTATCGCACCGATATAGATGACACCACGCATACCTCCGCCAGATAAAACGAGATGCGTGATATTCAATTTATCCATTAAATATTTAATATTGTAATTGTAATTATAAAATAATATATTTTGTTTATATGCTTGAACTATACTCGCATATATCGATGTTGTAGTAAAGCAACGCCTCTTTCGCGGTATTGTTCTCCGCCTCCTTCTTGTTGCTACCTGTGGAGGTCGCGATAATCGCATTGTTCCTGTCTTTGATACAGTATGTGAATATGCGGACATTATCTTTCATCAGCACCTTCACTTCGTAGAACTTTGGAATATCTTGGAGGTTGTGCATCATATACGATACAAGCATATCCTTATAGTTATTCTTGATTCGTATCAATTCGCAAAAGTCAATGTAATTCTCGATGATATAGATGATAAAGTTCTCCACCAGAAAGTATCCCGCCCCCGTGAATGGGGCGATGCTTATCGTGTTCGGGAGTTGAACCTTGTCGCTCTCAGTCTGAAAGTCGAGAAACAAGGCACCGATGAAGGCTTCGAATATATCCTCCATAATCTTAAAGTTATTTCTGCCTCCCGATTCCTCGACTTGCTTCGATATGATAGCGAACTTCGGGAAACCTATTTTATCGGACAAATAGCCGAGCATCCGTCCATTTACGATTTTCGTCCTAATTTTCGAAAGGAATCCCTCGTTTTGGTCGGGAAACCGCGTGTATAGATAGTTGGCGACAATCATACCGATTAGCGAATCGCCAAGAAACTCGAGGCGTTCGTAGGACATATCTTGAAGCGGTAGGCAATCGGGCGGACAATTCACGTTGCTTTTGTCAAAGTCGATGTTCTTCATCGTACAATAGGATTTATGAACGAACGCTACGCGATACAAGTCGATATTCTTAAACACGATGCCATTTAGCCCGTTCTTATTGAATATCGTCGTCAAATCGCCACTCTGTAAGAGAACATTCTTGTTATTATAGGGCTGGTTGGTTATATCGATTTCCTGCGTTTTATTATGGATTCCTTGAATGCGTTTCATTCCCTTCAAAATAAGAATACTGATGTATTTATATCATTTTTTTATTATATAAATATTATTTGTTTATTTCTTTTATTACATATAGTAAAATGGATGATTTTATTATTCAGGATACCGAACCACTCATCAAAGTGGATTCGTTAGGTATCGGTATAAAAACAATTCCCGACATCCAGCGTCTATCCTTATATGATAACGAATACTTGGTGGTAGGGGATGGACTGGGAACAGCGAATAATAACAGTAATCAACTGGATACGAAATGGAATATGTATGTGAATCACGAGGGAGTCGCCATCAACACGTCGCGGTTTATCACTTCGAATTTCAGGCAACCGAACGCGTCTCTCTACGTCAATCGAAATATCCAGTGCGACGGCATCATTAACGCCCACAGCATCCAGTTCAGCAACATCTCGATTAGCGGAGAGATTGGTAGCAATGCCCTCATCGATTTAATAAAAAACATAAATATCTTGTCGGAATCCCAGCCATTCAGAACAGGCGTCGTAACCTACTACAACAACCTCTATGATTTGACGTATCCCGTAAATAATATCTATACGCCCAATTACCTAACGTTAGGCGGGTTGGTCGATACAAATTACAACCAGCATCCGTTGAATATCAATTCGACGCCGAACAACGACTACAACAACATCCATATCGCCTTGCGAAACGACACCTACAATTACACCACGAACGAATTATCCAAACTGAGCATCGGTATCATTGGCGGTAGCAACATATCCCCCGCAGTCATCTCCACCACGAAAGGGATGCCCTTGGAGTTTCACGTGAATAAATCGGTGGATGAAATCAACGCCTTATATACCCGAGAAGCCGTGCCGAGATACGTGAAAGACACCGATTACGCGGCGATGACGATAGATAACAACGGGAACGTGTGTATCGGGAAAAATCATGCGATAAACGTGGTATATTACAAGAATATTTTGACGAACGGCATCAGTTCGAATACGGCGTTTGCGAACCCGACGCGTCTCGACGTGAAGGGCGTATCGAAGTTCGACGACATCATCCTCTATGACAACTTTACGAACAATTACAAGCATATTGACGAAGTCTATATTCGTGCGGACGGCGTAGGTAGCATTCGCCCGTCGCAAATAACCGCAGGGACGTTCAACGGACTCCGTTATTCCTTTAATATCGTAGATGTTCGCGAGACTTTGAATGCGAAGACGATAAACGCGACAAACTCTATCACCACCCCGAGTATCGAGGCGAACAGCCTCATCGTATCTGAAAACGCGACGTTTCGCGGGACAGCGAGTTTTGTGAATACGACGACGCTCTCGATGAACCGCTTGGATATTGCGAATGACTTGATGATTGGAGGAATCCGCGTGAATCCTATCAATATCAGCGACGCGACGCTTGGATATACGACGATAACGAGCAATACGGACAATGGCAACAAATACTTCTTCACATACGTCCATAGTAATATAGCGAATCTCGATGCGAATCGCAACATCAGTTTCCCGAATAAATTGAGCGTCGGCGAGAATACGGGCGAGGGATTCAGGGGCGTTGTGAATGTGTTTAAGTCGAATAGTTTATATAATAGTAATAATTTCGAGGTTATCTTACAGGATAAGGTGAATACCGACAAATATATCGCGAACATCGGGCGACTTTCGTATCTGGACTTCTATGACAACAGTCTTCTCGTGAATACGAACAAGGTGGCTGGGAAACAGAACAACGTGTATTTTTATCCATCCTTCGATATATCGTCCTTAGAGAACAACGTGTTTCGCCCGAACTTAATCAATACGCCACCGACGCTATCGATAACCAATACGGGCGTTAGCATAAACACGAAATTACCGCACGAAGGTATTCACTTGGATATTAATGGCAAAATCGCCGCTACCGAGTATAACATTTACAAGGACGATGTGATAACGAAGATGTCGGGGTTTGTCTATAACGGTGCGAAGAATTATTTCAATATATACAATGAGAATACTTATAAATACTGTATTAATTACGACAATATATCGGCATATTCGACGAAGATGCGAGGGTTGAATGTGAAACAGGGCATCAATAGCGATACGTATTATCAAAATGACAAACTTATCGAGACGCTACAAGTCACGAACAATCTCGGGAGTTTTTATACGAATAAGAAGATATCGCTTGGGTGGAGCGGAGAAGACGTTCATGCACCTTTACAGATACGCAATACGATTATCGAAGATTACAATCATTCTGTCATCCGCATCTATCGAGGGGTTCGCGGAGGCGGACTTCACAACAACGCCGATTATAGCGGGATTGACATTTGCGAATACGACAGGGATTTAAGGAACGATAGGGATTTGGAGCGATGGTTCATTTATAAAAACCACAAGTTCAACGATATCGATTCTCGCGACATCCCGCGAATCGGACCACTCCAAATCGGATACACGGATAAGACGATTGAACCGACGAACTTCGGGATGTCGATGTATTACAATACGCTCAACTCGAATTACCATGTGGATTTCAACAACCCAAACGTGTCGTATGATTTCTTGGATAAGACGAATGTCGCGGTATCCATTTACGGCGACTTGGATGTTTATGGAAATATCAATATTATCGACAATAGCAGTAATAATTTCAACTTTCGCCTCAAAAAGGTAGAGGGGCTTACAGAATTGGCAAAGTATATCGACGTAGTCTCAGTGTCAAATATTATTTATAAAAATATCATAGACTATAACGATATCGAGTATTCGGGGAAGAACATCGTCTTTAAGCCTACACAGTCAATTGTCGTGGATTCGATTGTGAATACCGACATTCCCTTTGTGATTAAGCAGAACAACGACAGGCTCTCGGTTGCGAAGTTTATCACCTACACGTCGAATGTGCTTACGGATAATCATTCTACTACCCTTCGCAATAACCACGATTATTCGGCGATTGAGATGGGTATCTATAAGTTCAATGACTTTAATGTGAATTACGACAAAGACCGCTATACGAACATAAAGAATATGGTTCAAATCCTCGTATCCAATAACAATGATGTCGCGACCGACAATACGAACCTGACATTTAGTTATTACAAGAACGACAGCAACAACAATTTTTATCATCCGTTTGTCGAGTTTAACAACAGTTTTTCAAAGACCTATATGCATGTAGGACAGGGGGCGAGTGGATACAATAGCAACATCACACTACACATCGACGATGACAATAAATACGGATTACAATTGACGAACAGTTATAATCCTGTGAAAATAAATATGGTGAATATCGCAGGAGACCGCAATAAATATACGACGATAAGCAGTGGAGGGAGCGAGAATAACTATCGTTTTACTGTGGATGTCGCCGTATTAGACGTGGGGAACGAACCAGACAACAATAATATGCTTAATATATTAACGATTGACCCTTACACGACGGGTATTAATTTGCGAGACGGGGTTCGCTACGGGTTCAACGAAACGACACCACAGCAGACGATGTCGATTAACAGCGAATACGACGAGCAGACGATGCTCATCAACGCGAGATACACGAAGGATTACATCTATACGAAGGCGACCGTCAATAGTTGTAATATTGTATTTTCGAAAGACGTCGGGACGACGGGCGATGGGACGACGGGCGTCGGCGGCGGGTGGGACAACAATGCGAAAACATTCAATACCGCGTTTAACAATACGATTTCGTCGGTTTATGTGCCGACGTTTGATATTTTCGGAAGTAATATAGACAATCCGAATACGGTTGTATATAAGACGCTACACGCCGTAAAGGAAATCACCTATCTATCGAAACATTCGAATATCGATTTGACGTATAAGTTCGATACATCGAATGCGAATATCATAAACGGCGGATATAGCACGAGGGACATCAAGATAGACACGACGCCGTCGTATCGCTTGGAGTTCAACAAAGAGAACTTGCTCGAAAACGACCGAGTGCTTTTTGACATCACTCCGCAATTGTCGGATGCGACGAATGAGATTATCGGGCTTGACGAGATGCGTCTTGTAAATAACCAGACATCGAATATTTTTGTCATCACGCTTGACGATACGATTATGAATAAGAATTACAAATTCTCGTGTATCTTTAACAACATTTATAATATCCCGTCGTATCTGACGGAGATGACGACATCGAACACGGTATTCACTTCGAACTATACGAGAGTCGTGGATGTGGGGCGAGATAGGACAAGTAATATTATTTCTTTAAAAAACGAAATATATAGTTATTTGCCGAAGGTGAATAGCAGGACGAAGAATATATCGAAGGTATTCGTCAATAAAAATCTAATCAAATTGGACGACAACTATTCGCTATCGAACGTATATATTGTATCGGAGACGTCGAATATCGTCAGTTATAATTACACGAGTGGCACAGACCTAACGTATGCCTATACAGGTAGGTTCGCAATCCATCGAACGAACAGGACGAGCATCAACAGTTCCAATACGCTCCCAAATACGATGACGAATAGCAACTATATCATAAATTATAGTTCGAATATCCGCTACGCTGCTACCGCTGCTACCACTGCTGCGAATAATATTTCGAATATCGTGAGTATCCAGACGTCGAATGAGATTGTTGATGGTGCGTATGACACGGAGTTAATCTATGTTGGTTCAAATCTATATCAGGACGAATTCGCAATATATGGTGCGAGTTTAAGTAATACGATTCGGATTGACGAATATTACAGGCGATACGTTCAAAATAGCAATCTACATATACAACTGACGAACTTCAATAAGGCGAACTTGAAACCGCACATCATCTTTGCGAGTTCTGTGAAGGACGAGACGCTCGACCGAGGCAGTCTCATCAACGAAATATATAGTTATGATGGCAACCTGTTGTTTAATTACCGCGACAATCAAATCGAGCATCCGCAATTACTCATTGACAAGGTGGGGAACATCCAGTATTACGGCGACGTTCGCACGAGCAACGATTTATATATCAGTGGCAATATATTCAACGTCGGGGGCAAAAATATCATCGAAGACCTTGACCGTAAAATATTGAGTCTCGGGGCGAACAATAGCGACTTGCTATTCGAAAACGTCGCCATATTGAGAGCAACTATTCGAGAGCGAGATACGAGTATGAGCAACCTGCTTTTAAACACAAGAGACGTGCTAAACGCCAAGGACGACCTAAATGACGCGAACGCCAGTAATTACGTGATGGCGACAAGCAATATCTTGGTGGCGAGGACAGATTTGAACGACGCGAACGCGAGTAATTATGTTGTTGCGACGAGTAATATCTTGGTGTTGCGGACGGGCAGGAATGACGTGAATGTTAGCAATTACGTGATGTCGAGGACGGGTATGAATGACGCGAATATGAGTAATTATGTGGTGGCGACAAGTAATATCTTGGTGTTGCGGACGGACAGGAACGACGCGAATGCGAGTAATTATGTGATGGCGACAAGTAATATCTTGGTGTTGCGGACGAACAGGAACGACGTGAATCTGAGTAATTACGTGATGACGACAAGCAATCTCGTTGCGACCCGAATCACGAACTTGACGACCGATATGATAAATGAGAATAGCGGTGCGATGAAGCGGTTTATTATAAATAATGAGTATAATAATCATCTTAGCATCTATGGTAATCTTACGGTGAGTTCGAACTTGATTGTGTTGGGGGCGAGTACTACGCTGGAAACCGAAGTATATACGACGGAACGGCTTGAAATCACGAATGCGAACAACACGTCGAGGGCGTTAGTGATTAAGCAGAACGACCTTCTCAACGACATTATACAGGCGTCGAACAGGGACAACGTCGTCTATACGGTGGGTAATAATGGGGATGTTCGGATAGCGGGGAATTATATACGGAACAATCGGGATGTTCTACTGGATACGAGCAACTATGTCTTGGAGACGAGCAATGTTATTGCAAAGAGAATCGATAGTAATATCGCGATATTGAATAACACGTTGCGATTGAATGATATGAATAATAGCAATTATATACTGACGTCGAGTAATAACTTGGCGTTTTCAATCAATAACATTAAGTCGGCGTGGGTTATCAGTCCTACGAATGTGTATAGTTTGACGAACGTATCCATCGGGACGACGAGCAACATCGATACGCTCACGGTGGATGGGGCGATTATCTGCTCCAAGGGTATCACAACGTCCTTCTCGGACAATCGGCTCAAAGATTACACGTCGAACATTGCGAACCCGATTGCTTTAATCGACCGTATTAATGGGTTTCATTTCACGCCGAATGATTTGGCGGTGTCCTATGGGTTTTCGAAGAATCCTGATGTAGGACTTTCCGCCCAAGAGGTTCAAAGTATTCTCCCTGAGATTGTTAAGTTGGCACCGTTTGATATGGCACGAGACGACTATAACAATATCGTATCGAAGAGCGGAGATAACTTTTTAACGATTTGCTATGAAAAGATGGCACCGTTATTCGTGGAATGTATAAAAGCCCTTAAAAAAGAAATAAACGAACTGCGAGATGAGGTAGCGGAACTGCGTGGTTCGAGGAGTAGTTAGTTAGGGAGGGAGTTTATTAATTTTATTTATTTTATTATGTGCACTATCTATTTTGGATTGTCCTACGGATTGTCCTACCGCTTTCATTGCGTTAGCATAGACATCCATTGTTTGATTGGCTTCTGTTCCAACTTCTTCCTTTAAACCTTGAAGAGATGTAGTCAATCCTTTAAATGGATTTTTGTTGCTAAATAATGATGATGCGGTTGCTCTTGATTGTAATACCAAATCTCGTGCGTCGTTTGCTTGTTTTGTTATTTCGGCGACTTTTGCTTCTTCTTCAATTTTCATTAATTTTTCTTTTGCTTTGAGTGCTGATTCCGCTGCCTTTGCTCTTACTTCTTCTACTTTTGCTTGTGCTTCTGCTTTTACGTTTTCTACGTTTGCTTGTGCTTGTGCTTTTATGTTTTCTACGTTTGCTTGTGCTTCTTCTGCTTGTGCTTTTACGTTTTCTACTTTTGCTTGTGCTTGTGCTTTTATGTTTTCTACTTTTGCTTGTGCTTCTTCTGCTTGTGCTTTTATGTTTTCTACTTTTGCTTGTGCTTGTGCTTTTATGTTTTCTACGTTTGCTTGTGCTTCTTCTGCTTGTACTTCTGCTTTTACTACTGTTGTTGCTTTATTCTCTTTTGGTGCGTCTGCGTCTGCCTTTGTCTCTGCATCTGTCTTTGTTTCCTTTGTCTCTGTCTTTGCTTCATTTGCTTCCTTTATCTCTGACTTCGCGTTCTTTGCGTCTGCTTCCTCTTCTTCTTCATCCTTTGCGTCTGCCTCTGCCTTCGTCTCCTTCGTCTCCTTCGTATCCGTTGTCTCTGTCTTCGCTGTTTCTGCTATTGCTTTCGTTTCTTCTCCTTCCTTCGCTGTTTCTGCTATTGCTTCCTTTATCTCTGTCTTCGCGTCTGCGTCTGTATTTGCTTCCTCTACTTCTTCATCCTTCGCTATTATTTCTTTAATCGATTCAAACTCGATTTTAAATAGTTCAATAATAGTATCAAAATCTTCCTTTGGCGTCGTCTTCGTATCGCTTGGTTTTTCATCATTCGGCGACTTATCTTCTGGTTCTTTTAGAAACTCCTTGTGTAGTTTAAGATATAGTTTATATAGTTTATCTTCAAAGTCTTTATAGTCATCCTTTGTAATGTCAATACTGACCTCTTTATCTATAACGTGTGCATTTTGTGCGAATTTTTTTTTGATATAATACCATCCATCCGCACAAATAGTAATGAAACTAAGGTATTTAGCGTCCTTAATAGAACACCATTTATTAGACATTAAATCAACATAAATCTTTGCGTATTCAGTACGCTCTTTTTGTATCCCGTCCTCTATTTTATCTATATTGCTTATAATATCGTTGAGTTTAAACTCGAGATTGCTATGTTGCTTTATGTAATCAGCGTCTATCATACTGTTTCTCTCGGGGTTTTGTAAATATTCTTTTATAAAATCTTTAACCTTCTCCATTAACTTTGTCCCTTTGTTATTAATTCTTTCCTTTGTGGTATCGATATAGGATACCAACCTTTTATATTCTTCTCCTTCTTTAATATTTTTGATTGATTCGGTGAAGCCTTCATCAATCTTACTATATGGTGCTTCTATTTTTTCTGTTGCTACTGGTGTTGCTACTGGTATTGCTACTGGTATTGCTTCTATTTTTTCTGTTGCTACTGGTATTGCTACTGGTGTTGCTACTGGTATTGCTACTGGTATTTCAGGTGTTTCTTCAACACCTCCTTTAATTTTTCGCCTTCCTCTTTTTCCTCCCGTTGTCGCTACCGTATCTGCTTTTGCTAACACAACTTCTCCTGTTTCTTCTGCTACTTCTGCTACTTCTGCTACAACCATTTCTTCTGCTGCTTTTGCTTCTTCTGCTGCTTCTGCTGCTAATTTTTCTTTATGATGTTTAAAATAGTCGAAGTTTTGGACGATTTCCGCTAACAATATGGTTATCTTTTTATAGTCTATGGTGTTCGAGAGATAGAGGACTTCGTCTAATTTAGTAAATATATCATTTAACTTCTCTTTATACTGGTTATAGGCAAGATGTTCCGAAATATCAAGATTCATTTCCCTAAACCTTTATTATTAAATAATATATAAAATTATATAAAACTAACAATACAATAAGAGTATATAATAGGTATGAGTGTCGCAAAGAATGTGTCTGGTAAAAAAATCAAGGAGTTTCTGCTGTCAGCATTCGACGATGATACAGAATATACACTGGATGATGCTAAGAAGACTGCTGTGTCCTCGTTTAAAGACGCGTTAAAGTCGGGGCAATGTAAAAAGCGGGTTGCGAAGGTCGATAGCGATGGTGTGGTGATTAAGAAGCAACCGAGCAAATACAATTTGTATATTAAAGATGAGATGGCACGATTAATCTCTGAGTTCCCAGACAAGGAGAGGAAAGAACTAATGAAAGAGGCTGCGATTCATTGGAACGAGAGCAAGGCGGCAAAGGAGGCGGAGACGGCTGCTTAATTTATGACTGTCTTAATTGGCTTATTTATTTTTTGTTAGATATTCGATAATATCGTTCAATGATGGTAGATATATCGCACACCCTAAGCAATGCATGATATGATTGTATTTATAAGAGGGATATTTATTTTTTATATTTCATATAAAGAGAGAGGGATTAGGATGGGTGATAATAATTTGAGTACACCTTTACTTACCCCTAAAAAGTTTTCAAATAAGCCTCTAATGAGTAGATTAGTAAATCATATGATACCAAAACCTATAATGTCAAATAGCAAAGAAAGTATAGAAAAAAGGATAAATTATATCGATAAAAACATCAAGACAATAGAAGATAGTAAAATATCAGAAAAAAAAAAATTAATAGATTATTTGAAGTATTTTAAAACCATATTAGATAAACCAACCGAAATCAAAGGTAATACAAATGAAGAATCAAGAAATTATAATAATATTTTAATTAATTTAAATAGTCAACTTGAAGAAGGTGCTAAATTACAAGTATTACTATCAGAAAGTAAGTATATGCCAGAAAGTAAGCATTCGGCATCCGAAAGAAGGTATTTGGCATCAGAAAAAATGTATTTGGGATTCAATTCCGAAGAATTAGAAAGATTGAAAAACAAAATGAAGGTATTGAAGGAATTAGAAAAAGCATATGATTATAGAGACCAATTTGAACAATTAAAAAAAACAAATGATTTAAGAACACATGATATTAAAAAAGATAAGGATAAGTATTTCATTGATTTTGTATTAAAAAGAATTGAAAATTGTATAACAAAATTATCAGAAAGTGATAATTTAAGCAAAGATTTCATTCCAATTTTTAAAAAACTTGGGGACTATACCGATTTACAAAAATATTTACAATATATGTGTGAGAGTGCTATGCCAATTACAATTTTAAATACAGACGAATTAAAAGAATTATTTGGGTTATTAATTGAACAATTGAATAAACTGAATTATAACTATTCAAAAGAAGAAAAGGGTTATACTTATGGAGTAGATAGTGTAATATTATTAGTTGAATTAAATACTATATTAGAAATATTAGAAAAAAATATAGAGACAGCAGAATTAAGAGAAAAATTAAGGGTTTCTACGAATAATTTTTCAAATTTAATTATTGAAACTAAAATAACTCTTAGTTTAGATAGATTATTGTCTGGTAATCGTTTAAAACTTGATGATTTAATAAGATTTATTTATAACTTTAATAAGTTATCTGAACAAGATTTAGAAGATTTAAGCAAATTATTAGAAAAAAAGACATTAGTTGTTTCAGATTTAAAAAAGTTATTAGAAAATAATCTATTGACCGTTCAAAATTTAGATGTTATATTTAAAAAACGTAAAAAACGTAAAATGGATGTGCGGTTGTCAGTCTTATTTACTGTGGTCGATTTTAAAAGATTGGTTGATACTGATGTTTTGACTATGCAAGATATAAAAGAATTATTCGAAGAAGAAAACGTATTGACTTTAAGAAAATCAAAAATATTATTAAATAAATTACCATTAAATGACATTGGTAAGTTAAAGGATATATTAGAAAATGAATTATCTACTAAAATATCTATTAGTAAAGTATTATCTATTAATGAAGCAATATCAGGACTATTGACTCCTGAGATAAAAGAACAATTACAATCATGTAAGAAAGAATTAAATAAATTTATAATAACTAAAAATTTTACGGTTCCTGTTTTAATAGAGTTATTAAAACATACTGTTTTGACTATGCAAGATATAAAAGAATTATTCGAAGAAGAAAACGTATTGACTTTAAGTGAATCAAAAATATTATTAAATAAATTACCATTAAATGACATTGGTAAGTTAAAGGATATATTAGAATATGAATTATCTACTAAAATATCTATTAGTAAAGTATTATCTATTAATGAAGCAATATCAGGACTATTGACTCCTAAGAAAAAAGAACAATTACAATCATGTAAGAAAGAATTAAATGAATTTATAATAACTAAAAATTTTACGGTTCCTGTTTTAATAGAGTTATTAAAACATACTGTATTATCTGTGGAAGATTTAGATGAAATATTTTCAAGAGAGGATTTATCTAAATTAGAAACCTTATTTAATAATGATGAAATAGAAGGATTACATAAGAGCGATATAGATTTTCTGATGGAAATGATTGAAGATAATAAAGAAATTAAAAAATCATCAGGTGGTCGCAAAGTGAAGCCTTCACATGTAAAGAAGCAAGTATGTGGGAAATTAAGATGTATCTACAAGATACTCGGGACGAGAAAGGAACACCTGAAATACAAAGGGCGACTCATTACCGTCGCAGAATATAAAAAGATAATGAAGATGAAGATGAAGATGAAGGCATAAATCGAGCATTACAGCCACAAGTCTTTCAAATCGAACTTTGGCAATTCCATAATGGTATCCTTTTTATTGTCAATCAACTCCCTACGGAAATTGGTTCGTAAAATCACAATATCATTATAACAGTTTTGTTTCATGTAAAAAATAAAAACATCATAGTAATTAGAAAGACATGAATATATATATCAAGTATCTTATAATAACTGTTTTACTTATGGTGTTAGATGTCGCTTGGATAACATTAAACCTTTCGACATATTCGTCGGCAATTCAAAAGGTTCAAAAGTCCCCGATGAATCTGCGAAATCTGCGAAGCGAATATGCGTTCATCGCTTATATCATTATCATCTTTTCAGTTCTATATGTAGCCATACCATTCACGACGCAAAATATGAAGAAAGGCGATGATGACATCGCGAATAAATTATTGAAATCCTTTATGTATGGTGGTGCGGTAGGGTTCTCAATCTATGGTATCTATAACTTCACGTCTCTCGCGATTTACAAGGACTTCGACAGTTCGATAGGTATTATCGATACATTATGGGGAACAACGTTATATACCCTAACTACCTTTGTGTTTTTATTATTGCCTACGTAAGGCATTTTTTATTTTCTTAAATTCTTTAACGGTTATTAACTCTCCTTTATATTTTACCAGATTGAAGTAATATACAGCGTTCGCTTGATATCGAGTCAAGCAATTCCGCAATTTGAGTATAAAAGCCAATCTTACAAGGAAGTAAATATTTACACAGACTCTTTGCGTGTTCAACCGATGTTATCGCAGGTATCCTCGCGAGTTCGGTATCGTCGTAATTATCAAAGATATTACAAGCGTCCTCTACAAGTTCCTTCAATGACGAGTATTCGGGTTTTTTATAATTCAATAGTATATTGTCTCCAAGTTTAATACGAATGCTCTTTAACCGCTTTATAATCTCCAAGTCTCCACTATTTGATAGCATCTTCTCTGGCGTATCGGTAAGTAATGTTTGAAGCGGGATGTAATCCCTATGGGAATCCCTATGGGAATCCCGACGATACCGACGATACCGTTGTGAGTCTCGTGAGTCCCGTGTCTGGACGCATTCTTTCGCAAAGTGTCCGTCAGTTTTACCACACACAAAGCATCGGTTATTGATGCTATTGCTTATTTTTACAAGTTGTTTTTTCGTTTCCGCATCGAGAACGACAGACGAATACGAGTCTCCGCGAACATTGTCAATGCCACATTTATCCATATATTTATAGGTATATTTCTCTTCATCATAATCATCACAGTTAGGGATAAGTTCAAGTATTTTTAACGGCTTATGAAATCTCGTCCATTCAGTGCCGTTGCTTGTAAAGTGATTATCGAATCGAAAATGCGGGTTTGTGGTTTTCCCAACATAGTATTTGTCATTCTGTAATTGTAGAACATAGATGTATAGCATACCTCTTTACGTAGCATAGCGATTATCAGTTTATAAGAAAGAATAAATAAAAAGAAAGAATAGCCGTCGCTTCGCTGCTTCGCTACTTCGCTACTTCGCTACTTAACGTCTTTTCCTTGATACCGCCTTGCTAACGCGGCTAACACCGCTCCCGCTCCCGCTATCGCCAGTTCTAAAAAACAGATAATACATCGAGTAGAAGAATACCATTACAAAAATTACAATAAATAATATATAAACTACCATACCCGTAATACCTGCGGTTCTGCTAACCTGACAATAGAGCGTATCGTCATCCAGAGGGCATTTCTCTACGTTATTCGAGCCTGAATTACTCATCACCGCAGCACTTCCTCCTGAAACCAACGCACCAGTTGCCGCTCCTGCGATTGCTCCTGTCGCAGTTCCTGCCGCAGTTCCTGCTCCTGAGTTCTGTGCGTCAGCGGTTTCTTTGCCTTTACCGCCTACTTTAAACTCTTCAAAAAACAAAGCACTCATTATATTCTATTATTTACGTAGAAAAGAATATATAAATGTCAAGGAATAGAGAACGATAAAAAATATAAAGATTGATGTTATATAAGGATTTGAGCGTGGATTCTGTGTGTCCTTGTTCTTTCTTCTTGACCCTCCGCGACCACCTCCGCCTCCACCGCCTCCACCTTTAAACGGTTCGAGAATCATTTCTAATAAACCGAGTTATTATTTTATATCATATTAGTAGAATTATATTTACGATGAATGTTTTGGAAACATCTATTATTGTTTTTACAATCATCCTATCAACAATCGTCGTGCTATGGTATATACATAATCTAAATGACCACGGGACGGCGGGAGCGACCTTGCTAAACATCAACTACAACAAGCAAAAAACCGCGGGTTCGTGTTCGACCTCTTGCGATTCCATTGACCCTGTGAGCGACCCGCGATACAACATGCAACAAATCATCAAGCAATCTATATTATTAGAGGAGCATCTTACAAACAAGAACAAGAGGTGTCGTGATTGTATCACAAAGCATTTCTTACATATTATAGGATTAGCCGAGGAGGCTCAGATGTTGGCAACCAACAAGATAGACAAGTATCCGCTCATAAACGAATCCGTCATATTATACAATGACCTTTTTAAGTTATGGATAAAAAATAAGAACTTGAATGGGAAGGACGAAAGTTATATATTGTATTGCACCGATAAATTAAGAGACCACCGCAAACAACTCATCGTCATCTATTTTTTCAATGAAAAATACAATATCGTCGATAAAGACAAGAATTAACATAAAAACGGAATTGACGCGGTATCACGGGCTACTTCGATAACCTCTTTAATATCGATGTAGGTTTGTTTGTGTGCTTCGTAATGCTCTGGATGTATTTCAGACTCTAAGTCGATGTTCGGGTATGCGAAGGGAAATGTAGTAGCGAAAGAGTTTATCGACGAATACAATGCGACGTCAGCGACCACTTGGTATTCGCACGTAGTGAAGTCATATTTATTATTTTTAAGATTAAAGTATTTACCAACCAATCGTTCAGCACCTTCACGGGATATAATATACATACCTGTTGAAGGCAACAGATACTGCCATTTGATAAACGGCATATTTTGTGCGATAGAGAGGTTATACAATGCTTTCACCGTAGGACCATATAGGATAAGCAACTGAACCAACTGTGCCGACGGTGCTTCTTTCAGCAACTCACGTATCATCTTGCGATAATCGATAGCAAAGGGAATCACAATGTCGTCTTCCATCACCACGAACCAATCATTGTGTTCGTCTTTCAACCCCTCAATCATCGCTTTGATATGACTGGATATACACGCGTATTCGTATTCGCACCGAACACACCCTGGGTGCTTACAGGTTAGAGGACGCTTATCTTCGAGAACCTCGTCGAAATCGCAAGGCGTGATTGCCGATACCCTAACGTTGTCGAGCGACGTCTTCTTGAATTGCTCATCCATAAACGCCCGTCTATCCTGCGACCTATCAATATTTATCCAGTAATGCTTCATACCCCACGCCCCCTTATGCTTATATGATAATATCGCGTATATCTTATATATATGTGTGATACATAGAATATATTATTTTTGTTATTATAAGTTAAATGAAGTTAGAACTTAAAAGGTTTGACCCTACAAAAATCAAGAATGATTCGGTGGTTGTCTTTATCGGCAAACGTAATACGGGGAAGAGTTATTGTATGAAAGATATTTTAAGTTATAACAAGGATATACCCGTCGGTGTCGTCGTTTCGCCAACAGAACGTGCCAACGGATACTTTGAGAAGTTTATTCCGAAGATGTTGATATATGACGAAGTGGAAGAGAAATTAATTAGCAAGTTTCTGACGCGACAAATCAGCATCACCAATGAGCGGAAGAGAGATATGGCGAAGCACGGAAACTCTTCGATTGACCCACGAGCCTTCTTGATATTAGACGATTGTATGTATAACAAGTCATCGATGACGGATAAAAACATTCGATGTATTTTTATGAACGGGAGGCATTACAAGATATTCCTTTTAATCACGATGCAACACGGATTAGGATTGCCACCCGACTTGCGTTCCAATATCGACTATGTTTTTATATTTCGTAATAATATTGTTAAAGAAAGAGAAAAGATATACAATCATTACGCGGGTATGTTCCCTACATTCGACGTGTTCAATCAGGTGATGAATCAATGTACCGAGAACTTCGAGTGCCTTGTGATAGACAACAAGGTTCAGTCGAACAACATATCGGACATCGTATTCTGGTATAAAGCACAGGACACCAATTATAAGATGTGTTCGCAAGACCTCTGGGAGATGCAATCCTTACAAGACCAAAGGGATTTGATGGGGCTAATGAATGAAGAAGTAGATGACACCGAGGACTATGACCCAGGCGTCTTTGTAAAAAAGAAGCATTCTAAGTTGATTAAGGTGAAGAAACACGCGTCGTATTAGGACGACTTACAGTCGGAAATCGATAGACACGTAGCGAATATTTCGATACACTTATCATTACAAGGAAGTCCGCAGACATCGCAAGTGTTTATAATTTTACATTTTTTACATTTATTACATATAGTATTATAAAGCATATTGTCCACAGAATAGCAGAGGAAACAATAGGACATTCTGATATAGCGAGATATAAAAGATAGATATCAGATATCTAAGATATCAATTATTATTAGAAAAAGGTAGGTTTCTTATTTTTAGTTTCAGTAATGTGTATCTTTTTTATTTGACTTATATCGGTGATATTGCTTACTACGCTCACGCTGCTCACGCGACTCGAAATACTTATAGTATCATCATCATAGTTATCATATTTCGCATATTTCTTTTTGCTGACGCCCTCATCAGGCATTTTATAAGCCATTTTAGTCTGAGATAACGAACTATATTCGTCTTTGATAGTATCCCATTCTTTGTGAATAGTATTTGGGATACTCGTTTCATCTTCCTTATCTTTATCGCGGTTCGCAAAGGATATTTCTTGCGAATTGAACGTCTCGTTGGGTTCGCCTGTTTCATCTGCTTCACCAGTTTCATCTGCTTCACCAGTTTCATCTGCTTCACCAGTTTCATCTACTATATTATTTATTTTATTATCTTCACAAATCGCATTGGTGGGTTCTTCGATGACTGTGTGTTTTTCTTCTGATTCGGCTTCTTTGTCTATCTTTTTATTTATCCTTTTATCTTTACCAGTATCATATTCTGCTTCTTCATCCTCTGCTTCGCTTTCTTCTTCTGCTTCGCTTTCTTCTTCTGCTTCGCTTTCTTCTTCTGCTTCGCTTTCTTCCTCTGCTTCGCTTTCTTCTTCTGCTTCGCTTTCTTCCCTTTCGTCCGCTTCGTCTCCTCCTTTGGCGATGGGAGTTTTCTTCTTTTGTTTGGTAATCTCAACATCTACGCTTTTGGCATCTGTATCTTTGTATTGATGTACGTTATCACTTAGGTTATCTTCAATCTGTTTAAATATTTCATCAAAAGGTATAAAGTCTCGAAACGTTTTCTTAACGATCGCTCTGATGTTTTCCTCAATGATATTGAGATTATTCTGATATTCTGCGTCCTTTATGTTGTTCCGATTATACAAGTAAGCGTTCTTCCAAGAGAACGAAGCAGCGTTTATATAACACTTATGAACGAAATCTTCGGCATTCGGTATCTTAATTTTAATATTATCAAACTGCTCTCGATACTCATATATCTTGATTTTTATCGTGGTGATGATAATGATTTTAATCAGGTTCGCCAAGTATTTACATTTGGTATATTTAACAATCTTCTTGTATTCATCACTCACGATGTTATTGTTCCATTTGCGGATACTATATAACTCATTTTGAAATCCTTTAAGCCCCTTTTTCTCTTCTATCATCTCGGTATAGAGAGCATATATTCGCTTTGATATAGCGACACTAAGGATATCCTGTATATGTTCAATATACTCGTCTCGTGTATCAATTAAACCTTCCATATATTTAGTAATTTATAATATTCTTTATATACTCAAAAAACAAAAGGAGAATTGTGATAAAGTTGGGATTATTTATTTTAGAAAGTTATAATGGATTTTTAGAAAAGAAAAAATATCTTGAAGTTCTAAGTAATATGTGATATTAAGGGTTATAAATCGCTATAATATTTATTCAAAATAACCTTATCTATATATATTAACTTCTCAGGGGTTGTTGATAAATATATTTTATGTAAATTTATATGCTGTTTAAATATATCATCATTAAACTCACGGACGGTGTATGTCCTTACTTTCGTTCCTATCCGTTGGTTCATTTCTTTTGTCGTTATTATACTCCCGCCATATATTGTTTTCGCGTATGCGTTCATATATATTTTTAGTAAATCGTATTTCGTCGATATCGTTATATTCTTCTTGGTCGTCGGTATCACTGATTTTAAAAATGTTAAGTCATCGTCATCTAATGTTATTGTGTCTGTTAAATATTTATCATCGTGTTTATATGCGAACCTATATGGTGAGATTTCGGGTAAATATGTTTTCATTATATGTTTATATTGCTTTATCATATTATCTCGTCCCTTAAACGCCTTTAATACTAAATCATTCTTAAACTTCTCTTTCATTTTAGCATCTATCGTTTTATCACTCGATATTAAAGCCCTTATATTTAGATGTGTTTTAAACTCATTATCTTGTAAAATAATGGTCTTGTAAGTTAATAAGACCTTTTTGTATTCGTCGCTTTCGACAATGTCTAATATATCTAATCGCTGTGTTATATTCTTATTAAACTTAGAACGACAAGTGCTGTTATTTATAAACGCATCATATAAATCATCCCGATTCTCTTCGATAACCTCGTTTATATTTTTCTTCTCCTCGCGGTCTTGTGCGATTACATTGATATTTTTATTATTCCCTATCACGTTAAACCCCTTCGTTTTCAATATCTCGCAAATGTTATAATCTAATGAAGATTTCAATATGTTCTGGTCGTATATATACTGAATATACATATCGCTTATATTGTTATCTGTATAATCCCATTCTCCTGTTTCTTCATTAAATACGTTATTGCCTAAATCCCTATATATCCTGTTTGCGTTCATATTATTTAATGCCCTATGTAGTGCGGTTCGTGTATCTTCTAATGTTTTATAGTCTAATTTATTACCTATGCGGTTCGTATATAAATATACCTTGTTGATATTTCGGTTTCTTGTGATTTGTTGAACGGATTGCTCAGGGTCTATTGTATTTGTCCCGTCGATAAAACAATATACATTTTGAGGCGTTGATGGTGTAAAATCTAAACCCGCAACTATCGAAGGTGAGTATATAATATATTTGTTCTCCCATTCTGTTGTGATATCTTGTATTTGCTCTCCTTCGTCGCTGGTGTATAGTAAAATATCAGTTGGTTTTACTCCTGTTTCTTGTAGTGTAATAGTTAGAATATTTGCCTGTGTCTTCGTATTACAACAACAGAGAAAATATTTCGTTTCTATTATATCCTCTTTCATTTTATCGATGATATCATCGTATTTATGTATTAAAACCACATCAATCCCACTATAAGATTTATATATGTTGTTTATAAATCTATACGGCGTTGGTCTTGAACTTGCTACAAAATCCATTAATGCGATTACATTATTACATATATCCCCATCGACTGCTATTATTTGCTTACATTCCCTCATTATTTTTATAAGAAAACTTATTATAGGTAATCGTCGCCCTCCTATATTATCACAACTCAGTATATATTTTATTAAACTATGTGCTTCGTCTAAAAATATAGTGCGGTCTTTCAAGTTTATATGTTTATAATCGCAAATACTGTCTATGGTCGTAAATATTGAAGATGCTACTATTTCAGGGTTATCCTTGTTTTTCTTTACATCTTCATAATATACACATTTTACACCCGCGTCCTTGAATGAGTTATATTGCGAGTTCGCTATACTCTTCAATGGACAAATGCTAAAATATAATAAATCGTTATTTAAACAATATTTTATATTACTTATTGTCTTTCCCGTATTCTGTCCGCTTCGTATTATAACATCATTCACGGTATCCGCTGCGACTGCTCCGTATATCGACGCATCTAAGTATTTCACATTTATTTCGCTTGTTATTTTCGCTCTATTCTCTGGTGTTAATATTTCATATTCGCAATATATTTTATTAGGTGTCTTTAAAGTGTTGTCATTAGGTTCATTAGGTTCATTAGGTTCATTAGGTTCATTAGGTTCATTAGGTTCATTAGGTTCATTAGGTTCATTAGATTCCTTAGATTCATTAGATTCATTTGGTTCATTAGATTCCTTAGATTCCTTAGATTCCTTAGATTCCTTAGATTCCTTAGATTCCTTAGATTCATTAGATTCCTTTGGTTCATTAGATTCCTTAGATTCATTAGATTCATTTGGTTCATTAGATTCCTTAGATTCATTAGATTCCTTTGGTTCATTAGATTCCTTAGATTCCTTAGATTCATTAGATTCATTTGGTTCATTAGATTCCTCTTTTTTCCTCTTTCTATATTTTACCATATATTCCCTATAATATGCTTTTTGTTCTGGGCTTTTATTGTAAGATTTCATATATCCCCTGTTATATTCCTTCTTCAACTCCTTCGTTTCCTGCTTTGCATTTTCATTTCGCTCTTTAAGCATATTATAATAATATTCGTGATATACTGGGTCTGTTAGTTTATCTTTCAACCATCCATAAGATGATATTTTAACAGGTATATCTATTGTTGTGCTTATTTCAGTCATCTCTATATATTTATTAATGATTGCTTATATATTTATTTACCATTCTGTAAATAATCCCTCCATAGATGCTATAAAATAAAAATAAGGACATCCCCACAGCATACTCACACCTACCCCACCTTCTTCATCGATACACAATCGACGATACGCCATTTGTTTTATTGAAGCCGATTTCGGATGTCTCATCAACCGAATCTTGGATGATGTCGATATGCGAGAGTATCACAATCGTATTGAAGTAATGTAAGAGGCTTTTGAGGAACACAGGAACGACGGACAAGTTGTTTTTATCAAAGTTAATGAACCCCTCGTCGATGAAGAGTTGCCGACAGAGGACGTCGTAATTATTGAAATACAAGGACATACGGAGTGCGAGAGATATCGCGAAGCGTTGAAAGCCTGATGCCTGTGATACCGATATGTATTGCTTGACGCCTTCTGTCGCTATATTGTCGTTATGGATGAGCCAGTTGATATGAACCGTGTCATTCGATATATCGACGTTATAATTCAATTTGAAGGGTTTTGTGTTTTGATGGCACAGTGATTTAATGATTTGATTGGTTTTCTCCACGAGTCGCGAGAGTATCATCGTATCGTATAGTTCCTTGCGAAAGGCTTGAAAGTTGATTAGGATAGTATCGAGGACATCAATAATCGTATCGATATCGCTTTCAATCGCAATAAGCGAATTATAATTCTTTTTATTCTCATTGTTATACGCGTTGATGGTAGAATACTTAACAATCTTATCATTCAGGGTTTTCATAGCAATCTCTTTGTTTCCCAGCAATGCGTTTAATTCGAGTTTTCGCAGAATAAGAGGTTTCATTTGCTCGTTGCGTTGGTATTCGTGATATACATCGTTCTTCTCGATAATCGCCTTCAATCGATGGTAATGATGCGTATCGATGATTTTCTTGGTGCTATCATATACCACCCATTCATCGTAGGCTTTTTGTAGTGCCTTGTATTTCGCGATGCGTGGTCGGATGACTTCGTTGTAATGAAGGTTTTTTTCTAATTCTTCGACACGCAGTTTCGTAGCATCATATTTCGTTTCCCATACCTTGTAGATGTCGCAAAGGTATTCGTCGTATAGCATAAAGGAGTAGCCAATGAAATACTCGATATACGCGGTTATCGCATTAAGGTCAGTGTCTTTTATAGCGAGTTCTTCGTGTAAAGCGGTCTTCGAGGTTATGATGTGATTCATATCGATTGTAATCTTATAACTTGATTCTTTAAACTTATAATAGTAATACCATTCGTGTAGTAAATGGTATTGCGTCTGTTTATTCGTATTTTCTTCGAAGCGTTCTTGAACTATCGCGAACTCACTTGCGGAGCAGTTCATATTCTGGCGTTTAGCATCCATCTTCGCGTTCAACGTTTGAAGGACGCGTTGTATCTCTTTTATCCGCGATACCCACGGGCGATTACAGCAAACGAGGCACTCGGGATTATAGCGATACTTTTCGCTCGTAGTGAAGAGTTGAAGTTCCTTTGAATACGTATCGACTTCTGTGGTGAGTTTATCAATTGCTTCTTTTTTTCGAAGATATTCCTTTATAACCGCGTCATCCTCGGTGATTTGGAGATGTATGGTGTCTATATCGTATTTCCTCAGTTCCTTTACAATCGATTTTGCGGTAGCGACAGTGCCTGTTATGCGGTCGCGAGGGATATTCACAATCTCGATGGCTTGTTGTTTCGAATACAGGATATTAAAGTCGTTTTCATAGATCGCCAACTGATTATGAATACCTGCGATAGCATCTACGCATACCTCTTTGCGTTGAAGGGTATTTGTATAGTGTTCGAGGGTTGTAGGTTCGTCGCTACCGTGGCTCTCGCGGCTCTCGCTCCTGCGTCGCGTCTTTGGCTTGGTATGTGAGGCTATGAACGTATTGAATGCGTCGGTCGAACCATAAACTTTTAAAATAATCTTTATTAACTTCTCGATATCTCTGCCATACCCCGAAATCTTATTGGGTTTATTTGAAATCAACTCAGAGAGAAGATTCTTAGCGTCCGCTAAGTTTTCGCGGGTTTCGCTTTCGTCCGTAGCGGCGTCCGCCTCAGTAGCGTCATCAGCGTCGCCAATATATTCACACAATTCTCTTTTTTCGTTTGTGATGTAAGAGATGTCGCAAGGTTTATTCACGCAAGGTAATGTATTAAAGTCGTCTTCGAGTTGCTTAGTATAAAGCGGCTTAGTATAAAGCGACGAAGACGCAGCGTCGCGAATCGAATGGAGATATTTGTAATGGCAAAGCGTCTCCTTGTATTCTTCATATACTTCTGGGGATACGATGGGATACTCGGTTTCAATCTCGTGAATCAGGGTTGTATAATCGGTATCGACGATAATAGATAGTTTGCGAAGGTTTTGAATATCAATTGGGATAGCGTTAAAGGCTGTTCGCAATTCTCTTTCTTCTTCGCGTAGCGAGGATAGTTCTTCGTTTAGAAGCGAGATGACGTCATCATTCACTACCGCTACCGCTTCTTTCGCTTCGTTCGCGTCGCGGAATAGCAACTTTTCATATACTTCTTTCTTACTCTGTATGACTTTTCGAAGGTCTCTGTATTTATTGATAGCCGTTTTAAAGAGATTATAGAGATGATAAATGAATTGTATATTATGGGATTTGTCAATCGTCTCCAAGGTATCCTTATAGTTTAGTGCGAGGATGTCATTATCGACATTCTGGGTAATCATAGATGTAGAAAGGAACGTCTGTATATCTCCAAAGAGTGCCTTGACTTCTGTATTACACGCACTGTCTTTTTTGAGTATCACGAGGTCTCCCGTAGCGTCATCGTGTTTATACAACACTGACGACTTGTTCGTGATTTTGAACGTTCCTTTCTTTTTACAAAAGTCTCTTTTAATGCGATAGGTGTCGCCATCAATCTTGATGTCTATAATGGTGTAGCCCTTCTCCTTATTGTGATTGATGAAACCAGCAGAGTATGTATCAAACTTACTGTTCGTAGCCCACAATGCGAGTTGCAAGATATCATAGATGGCGGATTTACCTGTTCCGTTTGCTCCTTTAATCATAAAGGTTTTCGCATCCAAATCTTTAAAATTAATGAGGCATTTATTTTCATAACACAATAAACCGCCCCATTCTAAATATTGGATTACAAAGGATTTGCGTAGGGATTGTGCGTCGTCTGCGTGATTACACAGGTTGATAATGGGTTCTAAATCCCTATTACGCTTTATACATTCGGGGTGTAAATCATCGGGATATGCTTTGATATCGAAGAGCAGATACTCTTTGTCTTTTATTATTTTTAGTAATATCTTGTATTTGTCGTCGGTTAGGAGTTTCTTAAAATAAACGAGCAGATAGTTGGTATCTATCGCCCCGATGGGGCTTTCGTGATGTGTGGCGATGCCTTGATGCGTATTCGCTACGTTCGTATTCGCTACGTTTGTCGTATTCGCTACGTTATTTAATTTCGAAACGATTTGAAAGGAAATCCCAAAGGGATTGAAGATGGTGCTTAGCGACTGATAGTTTATATTTGAAAAAGACTTTATTTCAAGCGTCTTAGGAAATAAATCGTGATGCTTTTGAACGTAGGATAGCAGTGGTTCTGTGTATTTGCCATTGGTGCGAATAAAGATACACGAAGTCGGCGAAGTTGGCGAAGCGGCGTCTTCAATGAGATTGATATAGCCGATATTATTATAGACGTTTATTTCTTCTGCTTCTTTCGTTTCGAGATTCCATAGCAGATACCCGTGGTCTATAATGTCTTCGCCAAAGTTTTGTTGGATGAGGCTTCCAGAATACCCGCACATCGTCTTCTTTTTATATGTGAATACTTGGCGTTTATGGATGTCGCCGAGAAGGACGTAGTCGAACTCTTGAACCCATTCTAATGGGTAAGGGTTGAACGTTTCTTCGATTGCCTTTCCATTGTATAACTTTGCGGACGCGAACGAACCGTGAAACAACGCGACGGTATGCTTGACGTCGCCACGAATGCGAGGGAACACTGGCAAATCTTGTATTCTCCCGCTATTTCTATATCTATCCAGTGTTGTATCGATGCTAACGAAGGAGAAGCCGACATTGTCGATGACAAACGACGTCGAGGTATTTAATACGATTACATTGGGGATGTCAAATGTCGAAGAATACACGAGCGACGGCTTATCTGCGTCGCTTTGGTCGTAATCGTGATTTCCAGAGATAATATAGAGCCTACCGATGTTGGATAACGCTTGGATAAACTCGCGATATACGAAGAGTCCGTAGTTCCCGATTACATTTTTATTATGAAATATATCGCCTGTAATCACGATGACAAAGTCTTCAAAGGATAACTGTAAGACGGCGATGCGTCGCGTGATGGATACAATGGTTTCCTTAAATACGCTACGATACTCTTCATACCGCGAGTATAGATTATCGCCATTACGGATATGTAAATCGGACAGATGGAAAATGCGAGTGAGCGACATAGGTGATTTATTGTAAGAGTAAGGGATAAGGCTTATGTAATCATTTTTTTATTCTTAATCAATTTAACCATTCAAGCACCCTTTGTTTATCATAGTGATTCCCAATTTCTATATAGTGTTTTTATGTTGATAATTATTAGATAGGATGGGAGGGACAACCTCGAAAAATCTATTGGATAATTTTACAGTATTAGAAAAAGAGATAGATAAACAAAGCGGTTTATTGAAGTTTTTAAAGCAATATAGCCAATATACTTGTTTAAAAGGTATAATTGATACAAATATTACGATGCATAATAACGAATCACAAGCAAATACCCCATGGATAAATTATAAATATTTGGATAATATAAAAAATATTCAATTCCCATGTATAATAAATGAAGAATTTATACCCACAAATAGCCTTCAATATCATAATGGAATTAAAGAGCATACAGAAGCACAAAACGTTCTGGGGGCATTGATAGAATCGACAATAAAGAGTTTTAACATCAACGAGATAACAAAATTAAGAAAAAAAACAGAAGAACTTATAAATAGAAATAATGCTTTTATAGAAAAATCCACTACTGTTGATGATATAGTAGAAGAAAAAAATAATATATTACGAGAATATAGGAAGAGTTTAGAGTATATTATAAGACAGAACAGTACGCAACTTATTGTTAAACAAGAACCTAAACAAATAAGGAAAGCAGTTTCAAAAGAAATAGAAATACTTGAAGAATTATATATTATTCGTCGTAATTTAGACGATAATGAAGAACGTATGAATGAGATTGGATGGAAAGACCTATTTAATACAGAAAAAGAAATACTCGAAAGAGATAAATTGATAGCAGAAAGAGTTAGTTTAAACAAGCAGATAACAGAGAAGGTTAAAGAATTAAATAATATATACCCTTTGTCAGATAATATAACTAAATTAGAAACAGAAATAACTAAATTAGAAGCAAACAGAAGGGAAATAGAAGAAACGGGTTTTTCTGAACACACTAAAACTTTTTTAGATAATTACACGAAACAGAAGAAAGAAAACAAAATAGAGAAAGGTAATAGCGAGGCTCTTCTGAAAGATTTAAAATATTATAGGATGTTTATAGACGATACATACAAAGATAATAATAAGTATAAGTATGTTGTACTAAGTATCTCAAAAACACTTGAATGTATAGAAATGAAACGGAGACCAAAAAGGTTCAATCTTGTTATAGGATACAGTAGAGAATACTTAGAAAGATATTTATATAGTGTTAAAAAAATAAAGGAAATTATCGATGAAAGGATTACAAGAAACCGTTTTCTTACTACAAGAGGGGGTCCAAATATAATACCAAAAACCCCAATGTCGTATAATAATATTGATTATGAAATATTTAATAAGTATATTAAAGACAAAGACGACAAAGAGATAATTGATATAGATAGAGTCGTGCTTATTGGTGTTGAAAATAAAAATCTAAACAATTATATAGACAGCGATTTAATTTATGTTATCTTTGGTATCGAATACTTAAACGAAGAGTTAGAAAAAGCGGAAGAGAAAAGGAAACCAATTATTAAGTTAGAAATAAAAACTCTAAACGAAGACAAGGCAATAATAGAAGGGATTATACAAGGATTACAAGGATTACAAAAGGAAAGGGTTCTTGACGAAAATACAATCCTTGCCTATTATAATACATTACCACCCATCCACAAAGAGATATTTAAGAAATACTTTGCGACCTATTATACAAAAATTAAGGCGTCGCTTCTAACAATGACAGGAGCAGGAGGTAAAGTAAGGAGACACGCAAAGAAAGAGATACTCGGTAAGGAGCGATGTATCTACAAGAAGGCAGGAGACCGTAAGGAATATGTAAAACACAAGGGTAATTTAATAACCGTAAATGATTATAGGAAACTGATGAAGCGATAACATAACGGTTGAAGGAGTTTTATACGCCAACGAAAAGATTGTAATCTTAGCAGACGACGAGTTTTCCAACCCTTGTCATCACACGATTAAGGATTGGAAAACATTGGATTGTGATTCTGAAACCGTATTGAAGTGGTTTGATTAAGATTTATTTTTATAGTATATATATTAGAATATAACTTTGTGTATGAAACAAAAATTGACTGGGGGTATATCGAAGATGACTTCAAAACGAATGACGGCAAACAAAGAGAAGGAAGAGCAAAAGCAGTATAAGGCGAATCCAGAGTTGGCAGAATTAGCACACCATATTCGCAGTGGTGTTCGAATAAACCTGTATGTTCCACCCGCTCATATAACATTCGAGATGTTATGGAATGAAATAGGGGAGACCACAAGATATCCAATAGAAGAGCAAGAAGAAGCAAGAATAAAATTATGGAAAATCTGGTGTAAAACAATGAAAGGGTATAGTAGTTATGGAAAGGTAAGTCGAAAGCCTATATCGCAATCGAAGATAAACAAAACAAGCACGACAAAAACTGGGGGAGGACAAAGAACGGATTTGGAGTTATTAACAGAACTTAATGCCACGTGGGCAGGTATTCTAAATATTTTAAGTAAATCAAGGAAACGCGAAAAAGAATACAAGGCGGAGTTGGCATATTTCAAGAGTGCGGAAAAGGACGCGAACAAGTATGTTAAAGTAGCGTTACAAATTAAATACGACGTGGATGATTTGACACCTGATGAAATAAGGGCGTTGGCTGAGAATAGCGTCATTCGGTATCCATTTCAGGACGACGCTTATACATCGGGTTATACCCTGCTTTATAAGCCAGTTCATAATCTATATATGTATGGGATGCAACTACCGCATCAGTATAATCGAAAACAACTATTGGAAACTATGCTCTATTTAATTTCAAAGAAGTCTATATATAATTATGTAGATTTACACGACTGTTATAAAACGTCAAAGGATGTATATGATGTAGTGAAAGGCATTGGGTGTAATCCATACGACCGACAAGCAGAATTAGAGATGTGGGGTAAGGCGGTTTCTGCGATTTATCCAGAAGAATCGAATACGCTTTATTACGGAATAGAGGGATATGAAGATATGATGGCGGGTTCTGCGGGTGCGTGGGAGAGCATCGCGAGAATAAAGGATGTGAAAGACCCGTCCAATAGTGTCGTCATTCATTGCTTAGCGGGTGCGGGTAGAACAGGGAGCGTTTTGTTATATTTATTATTACGAGATAATTTCGACCGCTCCATAACGATACAGCGATTACAGATACCTTATTACGGATATACGACAATTAGCGAATTCATAGAGGTAAATAGAACAATGTTCGTAGAAGTTGGAACTGCTACGGATGTTGAACTGATGAAAAAGGAGGTTTTCGACGTTAGTAAATTGGCGTCTGCGTCACGGTTAAGACAACGGTTGAATAGGATATTTTTCCATCTTGCGAAGGAGTTCAAAGTGAATACATTTTATACATTTGGTATCCCTAAGAAAGTTGTTGTAGATTTGCCAGACGACGAGTTCTCAAACCCTATCGAACGCACGGTGAATTGGGATGAAATCGAAACGAATAAGGGTATTGTCGTAGAATTGTTTAAATAAATAATGGGTATATTTTTTTTTATTTATATATAATAGGATAGAGTGGATAAAATGAGAGGAGGTGAAAAACCATTATATAGAACCGAACAAAAACTGTCAAAAATATTAGAAAGCAAGTTGGATATGAACGGAGATAAAATAAATCCTCTTGTTCCGCCTAAAAATATAACATACAAGATTTTATATACTGAATTTTTAAGCGAAGTGCCTCCTATTACAAAGGATGAGAAGAGAGAACTTAAAGCAAAATTTATAAAACCGATGAATTATAAGAATTCTATTGGTGCAAATATATTATTAAATGGCAAACTATATGCTTTAGAACGAGTAAAATGGTGGTGCGACTGGTGTAAAACATTGAGGTTGGATAGACCTTTGACTCGAGAAGAAGAAGAAGAGAAAAAAAAAATACAAAGACTATATACTATTCTTATACCTATACGCAACGGACTATTAAATTATATACGAACGTTTAAGAATTATAAAGCAGAAGATATTGTCAATTGTTTAAATAGAATTGTTGAAAGAGTTTATACTATCGATGATATAGACAACGCTAACGAAATGACAAAACAAGAGTTAATTCAACAAGCACAGCACGGCGGAGGCGTTGATTTTGATGTTGCAAAGGCTGCGTTAATTAGTAAAATTTACAAAATGAAGACGCCTTTTGGTTTTAATAGAATTGATTATAGAATTGATGATCTTGAAAATCTTGAAAAATTGGCAAATGAGAGCGTTAAGAATATGCATAATGTTAAGAATGTGCGAAATGTTAAGAATTCTAAAAAAAGGGCTTCTAATCCCACACAAAGGGCTTCTAATCCCACAAACGATAAAATAGTAAGAGATCTTGTTGGAGATAGAGAAGTTCGTTGGGCGTGGCATGATAATACACACCGACTCAACCCATTCCAATTACAAGAAAATTTTAATCGCAGATACGGAAAACGATTAGAATTAGTATTCGCACAAACGAGAGAAGTTAGAGATGAGAAATATAAAGAACGGAGACTACCAGAAGAAAGACATGCACCAGAAGAACGTGAAGGAGCCGACAGGGGCATATACGAAGAAGAACGCTTACCATCAGGACCACCAGGCACGAATCAGGAAGACTTACCCTATGAACATCCTTATCATTGGAAACCTCAAATGAGGAGGTTCCGCGGAAACCTCAACAGTACACACGACAGATTCTACAATGTCTATGAAAAATCAGCAGCATATAAAAAAAAAGATAAATCACCGACAGAAAATGCGTTTTTCAGTTCCTCGGCTGAACAAGATGCGTTTTTCAGGGATATGGCTGAAAAAGCACGACAAGCAAAAGAAGAACAAATGAAACGAGAACGTGAAGCCGACAGAAAGAACGAAGATGATGAAGCGGGACCAGCACCGCAACCAGCACCGCAACCAGCACAGCGACCATCACCGCAACCAGCACAAAAGCAAAAATCGCCAAAATCGCCAAAATCGCCACCCGGAGCGGCAACACGAGCACCACAACCATACGCACACACACACGCACAAGCACCAGCACCAGCACAAAAACCAAAATCGCCACCCGGAGCGGCAACACGAGCACCAGCCGCAGCACCAGCCGCAGCACCAGCAGCAGCACCAGCACCAGCACAAAAACCAAAATCGCCACCCGGAGCGGCAACACGAGCACCAGCACCAGCCGCAGCAGTACAACCACCAATCGTTCCGACTCAGGATGATTTAAACTTAGGTTCTCTTGAAATGTGGGATGCTATTTCAACAACAAGAATAGCGTGGGATAATTATGCAGGTATAAGAGGTATTGTAGGTAATAATGATAATATAGTAGCGAGTGTTATGTTATTTTTATATTTACGAGACAATTATACGCCGGAAATGACAAAAGCAAACTTGCTAAAAAAGCATTTCGGGTATTCGGATTCGGATTCGAATTATAATGCTCTTATAACAGGATTTAAAACAGATGTATTTAATACTACAACGACGCGTTCGATAGGAAACGAATTTTTCAAAATAAAGGACGATGGTTCTAATGTAAATAGTATATTAAGGATGACACTATTAGGACAACGTCTCAATCGTGTATTTTTCTTTCTTGCGAGACATCATAAATGTTCGAATTATTTTGGATACAAGCGAACAAGAGGCGAAGGATACGACTATGCGAACGAGATTGGACTTACAGACGATGCGTTTAAGGTTATTATGGAACAACCAGGAGATGGTATTCCATCTGATATTACAAAATTACACAGGAAAATAATCGTGAAAATACATCCGAACGCCATGGCTTCTTCTGCACCTGTCATTAAAATAGTTACTGTTGAACGTTCAGATGGAACTGTCGTTCAAAGAGAGACGCAACATACGGCGCGAGATGATAGGGGGTATGAATATAGTAGGTATAGTGATATGTATGATGAATTTAGAAAGTGGTATGCGTATTTAAAAAAGAATCCATCATATCTAAAAGAAGAAAGAAAATACTTTCGACCAGTGTATAACACAGTTGATTGGAAAGATTATGAAGAAAGGACACTTAACCCTATCAGATACAAAGATTGGTTTGATTTATAAAATCAAAAGATTATTTGTATCTTGATTAACACAATTACGCTTCGATTTGTCCCGTTCTAAAAATTGACTCGGTATTATACAGAGAACAACGCAAAGGCATCGCTAAGCATCGCGATGGTAATACAAAACTCCTGCGAATACTACGGACGCCACGAACTCAATCGTTATGTGTGCAACGGTTCGCAACGCAAAAGACGAATGTCTGCCATTCGAGCAGCCAAAGCAAACAAACAAAAAAAACTCTTGAAAGTAAAGAAGATGACGTCGCTATCGCAACCAAAGTATGCGATTGACATGTCGCTTATCACCGAGATTTTATTTTCTAACGAAGAATCGTTTGACGAAGAATCGTTTGATACACAAACCGCTATGATGATAAGGTGCGTTTGTAAAAACGCGAAATTAAACAAGCATTTACAAAGGAAACGTGATGTATATAAGGCAGATGAGTTTTATAATAACTTATCGGATATGATTGGTAGTTTCATAATGAGTAAAAGGGTATATTTGAGTTGTAGTAGATACGATACACAGGGAAAGGATACACCAGTTATATCGAATACTGTTCTTGAAACGTTGGCAATCGAGGTTGTCAAGGAGAATGAGCGGGTTAAGGATGCGTTTAGAGAACTTGTGGTTATACGTTATAAACATTCAAAAACCAACTATGAGAAATCGAGTGTATATAAGGCAGGGTATCACGATTATTGCGTCCAATATAGGAGTGCGATAGAATATTTTGGATACGATGAAGGACTGTAATGAGGAACTGTAAGGAACTGTAAGGAACTGTAAGGTATTTATTTGTATTTTTTATTTTTTTATTATATTATAATAGAGTTTTATAATGAGAGGTGGTATATCGTCATTGTCAGAGATACAAAAGGCGAAGACTAAGACGATGGCGAAGACTAAGACGAAGGCGAAGCCGATGAATTGGATGTCATTAATTGGGACACCAAAAGCGAAGGCGAAGGCGAAGGCGATGCACGGGATGTCGTTATATGATATTAAAAAACGGATGTCAAGAAAATATGAAGAAAATGAACTATTGGTTTTATCGAATCTCTTGAATAATGTAGAAAATAGGAGGAAGGTAAGGGATGGAAGGGAGATAACTGTATTATATGAAGGAAGGAAAAGAAATATAAACCCTAATAAACCACCATTGTTTATAAAGTATGAAATGTTATTGAATGAAAACTTAGAAGAGGACGATGTTGGTATTGAACTTACTAAAAAAAGAAAGAATATGTTAAGAAAAAAATGGTGGAACGCTTGGTTTAAAATAATTACGGGATATTATAGTTGCGAGGAAAGACAACAACAGAGCGGTGGGTTTGATTTTAAAAGTAAAAAGGCTACTATAATTAAACAATTAATTAAAAGAATAAATGAAGGCACTATTACAGATGCGAATGTTCGGAAACAGGCAGAAGACTTTCTTCAATTACGAAATGTTAAAAAGATTGAATCTGTGAAGAAATACCTACCAGCACAACAAAGAAGGGTAGTTAGGAATGTGAATAAGGATCATATGGATTTGGATGATGATCCTATGGATTTGGATTTGGGTAATTTTAATGAAATTACGACAGTGACAAAAACACGAAGACTAACAGACGCAGATATTCTAAAAAAACGATTCAAAATGCGAAGGAAGCAAAATATGGGAAGGATGACATATGAAGAAAAGGAAGGTTATGTAGAAGAACTTGTTAATAATGAAGAGGTTATAAAGGCGTTAGAAGCACGAAGACAAGTTCCACAAGCCCGTCCCCGAACTCCATCAGCAACTTCACCAGTTCCGCGAACTTCACCAGTCCGTCCCCGAACTCCATCAGCAACTTCACCAGTTCAGCGAACTTCACCAGCCCGTCCCCGAACTCCATCAGCAACTTCACCAGTTCCGCGAACTTCACCAGTCCGTCCCCGAACTCCATCAGCAACTTCACCAGTTCTACAAGTTCCACCAGTTCCCCGTCCGCGAACTTCACCAGTTCCTATACCGTCATATAGACAAATAGTAGCCGATTTAATAGAAATAGAAAGACAAGTATTAAGTGCTGCCGACAATAGTCAGCGACAATATGGGGAAACAGTCCGTCAAAGGTTTGGGGTGGCTTTTAGAGTTGCTAATTTATCTCAGAGAGTGAGGAAAATAATAGAGGGTGCTTATGTAAATAAAATAATTGTTGGTAATTTAGCGGATTATAATGGTGAGCCAAGAGTAATGAAATATACGAATGGATCAGTTGGGCTTTTTAAAATAAATAATAACCTACATTTATACGGTATGCAACTACCGCCTCAATTCGATCGAATCAAACTTTTACATTCTATGTTGCATTTAATAGAAACCGAAAAAATATATTCGATTGTCGATTTACACGACTGTGTATCTACAAATGTAGATAATCCAGATATCGCATATAATATAGGATGTAATCCGTATGATATGTCATGCTCCGAAGATGTATATAATATGGTTATGGATGCTATCGAACCAAGTAAGCCTAAGCAATATCATAGAATAACAAATTATTTTGATATGTCGCCCGGCTTCCCTTCTGCGTGGGATAAAATATCGAAAATACCGAGAACAGTCGATGAAAACAATAGCGTAGTAGTCCATTGTTTAGCGGGTAAAGGGAGAACAGGTAGCGTTCTACTTTATTTATTCTTACGGGATAGTATGTCTGATGCGGATACGAAGAGGAGGTTAAGATTGCCACATTATGGATACCGAGATATAAGTGAGTTAATATATGAATTCAATGAGTTGTTATTCAACGATCCATCAACGAGTGTATATCAAAGATATAAGAATGCGTCATCACGTGAGATATTCAAGATAGGGTTTGATTTATCTATACAAGGATTAACGTCGAGTATATTATTAAGACAGCGATTGAATCGAGTATTATTTTTTCTTGCGAGGGAGAAGGGAGTAAGTATATTTTATAATTACGAGCGTCCAGCGACAAGGGGTAGCCGCCCCG